AGGTAATATTAGATTCTATGCTAAAACAGGAAAGCACGGAAAGTTCTTTAACCCTGTAGGGCTTTACTCAGAGGGCAATATGTCTAGAAGAATGAAAGGAATTTCAGAATGGATCTTTAGACCCGTCAGCGAAAAGGCCTTTCATCACTATATTAATTTTTTGAAAACAAACAATACAGCTTGGCTTAGTAATGCAGAAAGGGAAGTATAATGGGTAAACTATCTAAAGCAAAAAACCTTACTAATGTAGAAAAATTTTCTATCGACGGAATGGAACAGAACGGAATGAGTGTCGCTGACATTGCCAAGGCGATTGATAGAAGCATCGAAAAGGTATCGGAGTATATCGACACCAGAGATGTTAGTATCAAGGCAAGGGATCTAATCAACAACAGGACTCTTAGCGGAAAAGAAGGTGTGGCTATTATGACAGAAGCAGCATCTCAAAAATCTGATGAGTCTAACAAGGAAGTAGCGACACCTGAAACAACAGGAAAGTCAGACTATATCCATTACGGCTAAAGGACAAGCCATGGCAAATAGTAGGACGGAGAAGAGCCCATATCCTTCCAGATATTCTCCGGGAGGATGGGTCTCTGGCTCTCAGTATATAACAGAGCTGATCTGCGAAAAAAAGGCTCGCAGAGAAAATAAGGATCTTCCTAGAAAGTTCTGGGAGGACAAGGACTGGGAAAAATATTTTAAATACCAGATAACTCTTGCAAGCCAACTTATTAAAAAGTTTGGTGAAGAAGCAGTCATAGCAGCACTAAAGGACAACAGGTGCTGGTCTACGTACTCTTTAAGGTCTCCCTTTCTAGTTCCTGTAATTGAGGAAAAGAAAAAGGAAATATCTGACAACCGGCCAGAAGCCGAGTATAATATTAAAGACGAAGAAGAAGTTACTCATAGAAGTAGCAATAACAAGAAGTCAATAATTTCTAAGTTAAGGGATTTAGATGAATAAAGACATTATCAAAGAATATGGTAATGTCCTTCACGATCCCGCCTCAATAACAGAAAGACCTTTAGAAGTCTTGTCTGTAGGCCCAAAGCTAGACATAGCTCTCGGAGGAGGCGTGCCTGAAGGTTCATTATTTATTATGACTGGCCCAGAGAAGGTCGGCAAGACAGTAACAGCTCTGACTTTCTGTGCCAATGCGCAGAAGCATTATGAGAGGAAGATTTACTACGCGAACATAGAGGGAAGACTTAAGAAAAGAGACTTAGAAGGAATAACAGACCTTACATTAGACTCAGAAAAGATGCAAATTATTGGCTCAACAGAAGGAAACATTCTGTCTGCCGAAAAGTATCTGAGCATTATTGACAACATTGTTCATACTCAGCCGGGATCTCTAGCTATTGTGGACTCATTTTCTGCGTTGTCAAGCGAATCTGAACTTACAGGAAACCTAGAAGATGTTCAAGTTATGAGCGTGCAAAAAGTTCTGGCTAAGTTCTGTAGAAGGATTTCTAACGTACTGCCCATCAATAGAGTCACTGTTGTTGGAATTACCCACCTGATGGCTAATATGAATAGGTTTGGGAGGGGGAAGACTAAAGTCGAAAAGTCAGGAAGCGCATTAAAATATCAGGTTGATGTAAAGCTTCATGCGAGCCACTCAACGGCTTTGATGCAAGGAGATACTCAGATAGGCCAGACTGTGCACTGGCAGATTACGACCTCAGCTATCGGGCCTCCGGGGCAGAAGGTAGAGAGCCATATCAGATATGGTAAAGGCATTTGGAAAGAAATGGAACTGACAGACTTGCTTATCGACTTCGGGCTCATCAGCAAAGCTGGAGCTTGGCTAAAGCTCCCTAATGGAGAAAAGATTCAAGGTAAAGTCAACTTGGCCAAATACTTAGAAGAGAACCCTGAGCAGTATGAGACATTTAGAAAAGAAGTGTTTGAAATGGTTGGTATGGAATGATGGATACAAAGTGCTCCCAAGCCTACGAATGCAAGATATTCATAGGTTCAAAAAACGAATACTTAAAACAATATTTCGATAGAAGCATATTGCTAGAATATATACAAGGCTTTCAGGACAACTACCATAAACTTATACCAGTGCGAGTAACAGGGACGGAATTTGTATGTGGGAGCAAGTATCAGGAGTCAGGTTGGGAAATAGCTGTTATAAACTACCCTAAGCTAGACCTTTGCATAGAAGAAATCGAATATTTCTGCGAACAACTAACGGAGTATCTTACAGACCGTCTAAGGCAAAAGAGAGTCACCCTCATGACTCCAAGCATTAGCACTATGTATTACACTCCGTTATGCTTTCCACAGTCGGCAAGTAGTAAGGCTGCCTCGCCTTAACTAAGGCTGTGCGACAACTTAATGAGGTACTTAGATGAAGATACGTGATCTGAATAATGATATTCACAAATGGAATCTGCAGGGGTATGTTGTTCGTGCAAATGAACAGCGTCCCCGATCTAAGTTACATCTTGCCGCAAGAAACATATTGATAGAAATGTTTCCCACTGTTCAGATATTAGAAGAGGTTCTAATTCCAATAACTCGCAACGAAAGAGGTTATCTGGATTTTTACATCAATACGCTTAAGCTTGCTGTAGAGGTTCATGGGCAGCAGCACTATAAATTCAATTCACTATTCCATACATCTGCCCAAGATTTTGCAAATCAACGAAAAAAAGACCGGCGAAAGCAGGAGTGGTGTGAGTATAATAATATAACGTATCTTGAGTTACCTTATAATGAAGGCATTGAGGAATGGAAAACGCGAATAGTCCAAAGGAACGACTAGAGCAAGTAGATAAAGTCTTAGACGAATATGAGTCAGGGCTTGGACTTGTGGGCTACGCCGGAGACTTTCACGACCAGACTGTGAAGTCATACATGAAAATGGAGAGAGTGCAAATGGAAAAGCTTACGGTAGAGGAATGCGCTGAAGCAGCACTTCTACTGGGTGGGTTTTCATTCTATCTTCAAAGGTCTTACAATAGAGAAATTGCTAGAGTTAATTGGGCCTCCTCCAACTTAAAAAAAATGATAGCCGGAAGAGAGCGCCAGTACAATGGATCATGGGACAGTCAATACTACCAAGCGGTAAAAGACGACAGCTATGCGATTAAGCTAGAAAGCATAAAGACATACGCTCAACAAAGGGCTGATAGGCTTACCTACCTAGCAAGCTCCATCAAAAATCTAAGTGACCTATATATAAACTTACAGAGAGCAAAGATAAATAAACATGGTTGATAAAAAAGAATTACTCAAACTTCTTTCTGAGCTTTCTCCTGAGGAACTTGAGTCCATAATGCCTAAGAAAAAACGTAGGCGGGGCAAGGGTAAGAGAAAAAAGAACCGATCTGCGAATAAGCCCAGTGCTTCTGAAGAGAATAAATTTGACGACATGCTGTCTAGCATACGATTTACAGATGAGGAGAAAAGAGAGCTTGAAGAAGCTACTAAGGTAGATGATGAGGCTGATCAAACGAAATCAGTCTCTGCTCGTCCTGCTGCCTCTACGGTAGAAGTTACTTGCTGCGCCTGTAATAAAAAGTTTATCGTATCGCCATCTGTGGTATTTTCTGTAGACAGATGGAAATGTAACGCTTGTATAACAGGGAGATAATATGCTTAACGATCTACCAGCAGAAAGAGCTGTCCTAGCAGGAATATACCGATATGGGGCAGAGACATATTATGATGTCGCAGACATAATAGATGAGTCCTCTTTTACAGACGATTCAAATGCTGTAATATTTTCCTGTATGAAGCGTGTCCTAGAAACAGATGACACTGTCTCCCTAGATATCCCTACGATGCTTTCCGCAGCAAAGGAAATGGGTTTAGAGACTTTCTTCAACACTCAGGAAGTGCAGCACTTATCTTCTATTACTAAGTATCCAGTCTTAGCAACTAACGTCAGGAAGTTTGCTGCTAAGGTCAAGAAGCTTGAGATAGCAAGGATGATGTATGACCAGCTTGAGCTAACAAAAGAGAAGTATCTCGAAATAAAAGGAGACGAGCCCATAGCAAAAATACTTGGGCTAGCTGAAGACTCAATTATGGAAGTCACAGGTATGGTCTCAGGAACAGATGAAGCTCCAACGCAGATGTTTGACAACATTGTTGAATATTTAGAAGAGCTCTCTGAGGAGCCTGTTGATCAGATAGGGATCTCTACTGGATTCCCAAGGTATGACTTTGCTATCGGAGGAGGTCTTAGACGCGGCACGGTCAATGTGATTGGAGCTCGACCTAAAACCGGTAAGACATTGCTAGCAGACAACATGGGGGTACATATAGCTAAGCAAGGTGTTCCTGTGCTGAATCTTGATACTGAAATGAGGAAAGAAGACCATCAGCACAGACTGATGGCTATGCTAACAGACGTTCCTATCAGCGAGATAGAAACAGGTGCTTTTTCTCGAAGTCCTATAGCTAAGAGGAAGGTAGAACAAGCTGCGAAAGAAATAACAGATATACCGTATTACTACAAATCTATTGGAGGCTGCTCATTTGAAGAGCAACTATCAATCGTAAGAAGATGGCTGAACAGAGTTGTAGGTCTTAACGACAAGGGAAAGGCCAACGACTGTGTGATTATATATGATTATCTGAAGCTTATGGACTCCGCTGAGATTAAAGGAGATATGAAAGAATTTCAGGTTCTTGGCTTTATGATGACAGCTCTCCATAATCTATCATTAAAATATGAGATACCTATACTTTCCTTTGTACAATTAAACAGAGACGGCATAAACAAGGAGTCAACAGATACTGCCTCTGGCTCAGATAGAATCATATGGCTGTGTTCTAACTTTACGATATATAAGAGTAAGTCAGATGAAGAAGTAGCTAAGGACGGTCTTGAGAACGGAAATAGGAAGCTTGTCCCCGTAATCGCTAGACATGGACAAGGACTTGAAGACAGAGATTATATTAACATAATGCTTAAAGGAAACTGCGGTAAGATAACAGAAGGCAAAACTGCTTTTGAACTTGATAGTGCCGTAAGTGCTGTAGAAGAAGGTGATTTCTTTGATGAACCAGAAGACGACATCCCGTTCAAGTAGTGGATATGATTATTCTAAGATTAATGCTCTTTGCAAATATGCAATGCAATATCTAGATGAGATATACTCGTACTTTGGAATATCCGCTGCTTACAAAAATGAGGTGCTGGTTAAGTCTGTTTGCCCTATTCATGGTGGAGACAATGATACCGCCCTTAACATGTACTACAATGGGGATTATAAAATACACTACAAGTGCAGAACCCACCAGTGCGAAGAGATTTTTGGGAACGGATTCATAGGCTTTATAAAGGGCTGTATATCTAGAACTAAATATGGCTGGGAAAAAGAAGGCGACAAGGAGGCGACATTTAAAGAAGCTGTAAATTTTTTAACAGGCTTCCTAAATCAAGACCTAAGCAAGTTTGAATCCTCTAGTAAGAGTGTAGAGAAGATGAAGTTTGGAGCTATGGTCAATGCCATCTCTTCAGATGCCCCAAAAAAGAGTGGGATTACTAGAGAGCTGTACCGATCTAGGGTTCAAGTGCCTTGTGAGTATTATGTCAAGAGAGGGTTCTCGTCACAAGTGCTCGACGAGTATGATGTTGGCTATTGTGATAATCCAAATAAACCTATGTTCGGAAGAGCAGTGGTTCCTATATATGACAACAACCATGAGTTTATCGTAGGATGCACAGGTAGGAGCGTGTTTGAGAAGTGTCCAAAGTGTTCAGGCTATCATGATCCTACTAAAAAATGTCATCATTCTCCGAAATGGCTTCACAGCAAAGGATTTCAGAAGCAAAAATGGCTGTATAATTATTGGACAGCTAAGGAGCATATATCCAAAACGGGCGTTGCGATTCTAGTTGAATCTCCCGGAAATGTTTGGAGACTTGCTGAAGCTGGCATAAGGAATGTAGTTGCGATTTTTGGAACAGCATTTAACAACGACCAAAAGAACTTACTAGATGAATCTGGAGCGCTGTCTCTGATATGCCTTATGGATAACGATGAGGCTGGCAAGAAGGCAGCAAAGAAGATTGAAGAGCAATGCTCTAGGCTCTATAGAATATATTTCCCTAGCTTTGATGCTTCGGATATTGCAGAACTTAATGTTGACAAGGTTACGTCTGACATTAAACCTTTTATTGAAAACGCCATGAATATTTATAAGGAGATCTAAATGACTTACAGAGAAAGTGCTATTGAGTTTCTATGGAGAAGCGCACTAACTGACCAATCAAAAGCACTCGCATCGCTACAGCTTCTGCTGGATCACGGTACAGGTATCGGAGACCATTCAACAGAAGACCTGCACTCAAATCTTGAGGATGCGTTATCTACGCTTGCTGACGCTGAGGATAGACTTGAGACTTTAAATAAATACTTCCGTCCGCCAGAGGGCGAAGAGCAACAGTCAGAGGAGGTATAACTATGACTCAAATTCTAGGCTTTGCCGGCAAAAAACAAAGCGGCAAAAATACTTTATGTAACTATATAGTAGCTATGAAGCTGGCTGAGCTTGGAATATGCTCTGAGTCTAGACTGTCAACTTCCGGAGACATAGAGATTACAGATGTATTCGGGGAGAAAAAGAAAGGTGTAGAGTGGATTCCGTTTTCTCAGGAAAACATGAATGTAGAACTACTAAGGACAGAGCATCTGGATAAGTATGTGAAAATTTATGGCCTTGCAGATACACTCAAGGATATGTGTGTTAATATTTTAGGGCTCTCTCACGATCAAGCATACGGTACAGATGAGGATAAAAACTCAAACTCTACCATCAAATGGGAGGATATTCCTACTTGGGAAAACAGCAGCCTAAATAAAAACAGGGGCTTTATGACCGCTAGGGAAGTGCTCCAGTATGTGGGTACGGATATATTTAGAAAGCTAGATCCAGACGTGTGGATAAAAAGTCTATTGAGAAGAATAGAAAAAGACTCTCCTGAGCTTGCTCTTATATGCGATGTTAGATTTGAGAATGAAGTCTTGCACCTTAAAGATGCTGGGGCTACTGTAATTGGTCTCACAAAAGATAAGTTCAAGGGTCAGGATGTACACTCTAGTGAAGCGTTAGTGCAGGATGCTCTTGATAATTGCTCCTTCCTTATTCAGAACGAAGATATGACAATACAGCAGCAGTGCCTCAAGCTTTATGAGATACTATCTGACAGAACCAATCTCCTTCCGAAGGTCTTATAAATGTCAATACCTATAGTCTACTTTAGAAGTAGCTCTTTCAACTCACACAGAATGTGTCCTATGCAATATTACATGGAATATACTCTTGGTTGGAGAGGGTCATCTGGAAAGAAAGCTGACAAAGGAACTATTGTTCATAAGGTTCTTGAGTTGTGCGCACTTGCAAAGAAAGCCTTGCAAGATGGTCATGAAATTTTTAAAGATAATGAGATTGGTGAGATAGAAACTGCTAACTATGATACAGAATATCTAGATGAAATTATTGATAGGGTATACGAATATTATACATCTAGAACTACACATCATGACTGGAAGCCATTAGACCTAAAGCATTGCCGAAAATGGGTTTGGAAAATATTCAATGACGACGACGGATTCTTTGATCCTAAGAACAGAACAGTTGTAGAAGCAGAACCACACTTTGACTTTGAAGTAGATGAAGAATGGGCAGAATATAGTTATACCTTAGATGATGGTACCGTCTTGGAGGGGAAGCTAGCGCTAAAGGGAACAATAGACCTTATAACAGATGTGGGAGACGGAGTCTATGAGATAATAGACTGGAAGACTGGCCGCAGACTTGACTGGGCTACAGGAAAAGAAAAGACGATGGCAAAGTTGCAGAAAGATCCACAGCTAAGGATGTATCATCTAGCATGCAAAAAGCTTTACCCAGATGTAGAAACATTTTTAGTAACTATCCACTTCATGAATGACGGCGGTCCTTTTACACTCCATTTTCAAGATAGCGATATACCTGAGACATTAGAGATGATAAGGGCAAAATTTGAGACAATTAAAGACACTAACTTTCCTCAACAAATAAAGTCATGGAAATGCAGCAAGCTTTGTTCTGCGGGAAAAACCACATACGAAGGAACAGATGTCAAAGTCATGGGCAACATGTTTGGAGCTCCGCTAACAAAGTGCCAGCAGACAGAAGCTATGATAAAAGAGAACGGAATAGAGTGGGTGACAAGTAACTGTATGTCCCCAGAACATGAAATAGGTAAGTATAAAGCTCCCGGAGAAGTATGATGTACGCAACAGAGATTAGTCGAGGAAGGAAACTGCTAATACCTAAAAGCAACATACAGGCAGAACAGTTTATTCAGAAGGAAGCAGCGTTCTTTATGTCCTGTGTTAATGCTTATATAAGGGAGCTACTAGAGTGGATAAACATATCTGACTTTGAAGTTACTGGCATAACTGATCATGGAGAAGTGTACCTAAGAGAAGAAGATAACGGTTTCTTTGTTGGGCCAAACGGAGGGTTCTTCGCACCAATAACAAAGAGAAAGAATGGAGAGCCGTTTGCGAAACCAAAGTGGAGTGATACACAGCTAAAGGCGATGTTTTGTAATGTATTTAATGAGACGCATACTCATGATTCTTGCGCGTCTTGGAAATTAAATATTATTGCTAACGGTGCTAATAAGATAAAGTCCTCTATAAAGCGATTCAAAAAGAGGGGCGACTCATATGCTGATTATATCAAAGACATGAAACCGCCTGTTATAACCAACCCTACTATCTGCCACAAAAAGGCTTTAGCAAAGATTAAAGATGATGCCTTAGTAATAAGAGGGGCTAACAAACAGGAGGTCAAGATAAAAGACTTTTTTATACCCTACAAAAAGTATACAAAAGTTCATAAGAAGACATTTGGAGGAAACTTAGTTTTATCGAAAAAGAAAAATAGTAAGCATAACGAATACACTATAATGATCAAGTGCAAAAAGCATTTCTATTCTCCTTTAGGATGGATAGGTATGGACATAAACAAATACAACCCTGAGTGGCTTGCCATAGCGGAAGATGCCAAAGATGGTTTCTACAACATACTTCCTAAGCCTGATAATATTGATAAGATAGAAAAGATTAGAGATGACATAGACAAGATGATCGACAACAAGGAAAGATCATCAGGATCGACTAAGAGAAGAGCAAGATTAAGAAAAGCAAAAGATAGGGCTGTATCAGCGTATAGAAGAGAAATCAAAAAGTTTTTACTCCCGATGTTAGACTTCGTACAGTTATGTCGATTTGGACTTTGCTTAGACGGTGTTGCTACAAAAGGAAGAAGCTTTGGTCAGCAAGAAATAAATTCTATACTTGAGAAAGAATGTATAAAGAGAAACATTCCCTTTGCTATGACAAATCCTAGAATGACTACTAGGTCTTGTTATTATTGCGAAGAGAATAATCCTAGGCCTAAAACCTCTGGGCCAGATGCGGGAGTCTACATTTGTGGAAACCCTCTTTGTCCTAAGTTTGAGTCTAGGGAAATTCCCCATGTAAATGCCGCTAGAAACATAGCAAGGCAGGGTAAGAAACGCTTTCTAGAGTCGGCGGTAGAAGAGGGTATAGCTAGCCCTGCTTAAGGCTCTACGATAACATAAATAGCTACTAGCCTTTCTACTGTCGGGCATATAGTTAAGTGGGCGACCAGCTTAAACTGAGGCAGTACGTAATTCTTATTGGTCGCTTTTAAAAGGATGTATAATGATAAAGCTAGACTTCACAGAAGAGATGGTGAAAAGTGCTAGAGAAAAAGCACAATCTCTCGGGGCCATAAATAACTCTATACTCAAGGGCGGTGGAAATGTTGCCGGATACCTTGGAGAGGAGGCTCTTGCTCCGTTTATCGGCGCTGAAATAGTCAGTAACAATAGAGGTCTAGATAAGTACAATCATGACCTACTCCTACAAGATGGTCACAGAATAGAGGTTAAAACAAAAAGGAGGACTGTCGCGCCAAAACCTTACTACGACGTATCTGTTGCCAAAACAAGCAAGCACCAACAGCCAGACATATATGCTTTTATTAGTATAGAATTTCAAAGGGCTAGCTCAGGGCATCCTAAACAATATTTCGGACTAAAGAACATCTGGCTATGTGGATTTATGGGCGCACACGACTACTGGGATATGGCAAAACTGTGGAAAAGTGGACAAATTGACAAAAGAAATAACTTCAAAACTCATGTTGACATGTATAATTTAGAGATAGCGGATTTACACAAAGACTTGTCAGGAATACTTGTATGAAATACGTACCTTTACACGTGCATAGCGAATACTCATTACTAGACGGATTATCTAAAACATCAGATATTTACAGTCGTCTAGAACAAATAGAAACAGATGCATGTGCCCTAACCGATCATGGAAGCGTCAGTGGCGCTGTTGATTTTCATAAGACTATATCCAAGGGATACAAACCTATTCTTGGGTGTGAGCTTTATCTTTCCACGCAGAGTGCAAAAATAAAAGAGCCCGACAATTCTAAGCTTATGCATCAAGTTGTTCTTGCTAAAGACCTAGAAGGATGGAAAAAGCTTCTAGCTCTTGTTTCTCAAAGTAATCGACCAGATAATTTCTACTACAAACCTAGAATAGGTCTCGATGAGTTCTTGCAGAGCTGCGCATCTGATTACTCCTTAGTATCATTCAGTGGTCATTTGGGATCTAGACTTGGGAATTTATGCTTGAACAATGCTGACTGGAGAAGAGATGCCGCAAGAGAGGCAGAGAGGATGCAGGAGTCTTTTGGCAAGGGAAACTTTTTTATAGAGATCCAGCTTATAGACTCGCTAATAAATAAAGAAGCAAAAGAAGTTGCAGAGAAGTTAAGAGAGATAGCTAATATAACTAGGATACCTACTGTTGCCACCCCCGATGCACACTATTGCAGAAGAGAAGATGCTCATGACCAAAGGGTCCTTTTGTGTACTGCCCTTAGGAAAAGCATAGGTGAGATACAGAGGGAAATAAAGCAGGGCAAGTCAGCAGCTATGGAAACCTTCTTTAAGTCTGACAACTACCATATTCCTACCTATGAAGAAATGAAAGAGCACCATACAGATGAAGAGTTAGATAATACTCTAGCTATAGCCGATATGTGTTCTAGCTATGAAATATTAGGGCCTCCTAACCCTCCTGAATTTAAATGCCCTGACGGAATGTCTCCTAATGATTATCTCCGGGCCTTATGCAGAGATGGTTGGCGCACAAAAATGGCTCATGTAACAAAAGGTGATGAGCTTTTCTTAGGCTATGGGCAGCGGGTAGATAAAGAGATAGATATTTTTACTGAGACCAATCTCTCTAGCTACTTCTTGATAGTGCGAGATATCGTCGAAGAAGCTACAAAAAGGGGATACCTAACAGGGCCGGGAAGAGGAAGTGCGGCAGGATGCATGGTATCATACCTCATGGACATAACACAGATAGATCCATTAAGATATGATCTTATTTTTGAGAGATTCTACAATGCCGGACGTAATGCCGGAGGAAGAGTGTCAATGCCTGATATTGACATTGATGTTCCAAAGCAGTCTAGGTCAGAAATAATTGAGTACATCAAAGAACAATATGGCAAAGATAATGTAGCTCAGATTATTACATTTCAGACACTTAAAGGAAGGGCGGCTCTAAAGAGAGTAATGGCAGCAAGAGGCAATATAAGCTTTGACGAGCAGAACGCTATTACCTCACACATTATTGATGAAGCCAAGATTTCTGATGAACTACAGGATATGAGAGATGAGCTAGGAACTGCCTCGGTTATATCTTGGGCTTTAGAGAACAAGTCTGACAGTCTAAGAGAGTGGTGTGAGGTCGGTGAAGACGGGTCTTTAAATGGTAAGCTCTCTAAAATATTTGAACAAGCGATACGCCTTGAAGGCACTAAGATTATTCAGTCTAAGCATGCTGCTGGCGTTGTAGTCTCTCCTCAAAGAATATATGATGTATGTCCTATGGTCATAGATAGAGAAGAGAAGGGTATGCTAGCTGGCTTCGAAGGTCCTAGCTGCGAAGATGTTGGTCTTCTAAAGTTAGACATACTAGGAATCAAAATGCTAGATAAAATTATGGATGTCTCGGAAATTCTAAAAGTATAATAATAAGAGGAGATAATTATGAATAACAGATGGATTATTGTTTTTGACTGGGAAACAGATGGCCCAGATCCAACTACCTGCAACCCTGTCGAGTTAGCTGCCGTTCCGGTAGACCCTAGAACATTAGAAGTAAAGACAGATCAGGCATTTAAAGCAGTTATTAAACCTGATGGTATAGACACAGAAGAATATTTCACAAAGTCCCGACAGGATACTATAGCTTGGCACGCTAAGCAAAGAGGAGTTTCCTCAGAAGAGATTGTAGAAGATTGGAAGTCAGGACAGTCCGAAAAGGTTGTGTGGAAAAACTTTTGTAACTACTGCTCAAAGTATCATGTTGACAAAAAGCCCGGACAATGGTTTACCGAACCCGTCCCTTCAGGCTACAACATAATTAACTTTGATATTCCTATAGCAAGAAGATTGGCAAAAAAATACAAGACAAAACTTCCATTCTCAGAAGTATCTAAGATAGACATGATGGATATACTGTTTATGTGGTTTGAGAATCTAGACGAACCAAGCAGCATGAAGTTAGATGCATTTAGAAAATTCTTTGGAATGAAAGCTATACAAGCGCACGAGGCATTGTCTGATACGATTGATGAAGCAGAGCTAATGGTTAAGTTTATAAAATTTCATCGAAGACAAGCTAGCGTAGGTAAGTTCAAAGGGGCATTTGCAAAATGAAAGTAGGTTTTACTTGCTCATCTTTCGATCTGCTGCATGCTGGTCATATACTAATGCTCAAAGATTGTAAGGATTACTGTGACCATTTGGTTGTTGGTTTGCAGACAGACCCTACGATTGACAGAAAAGACAAGAACAAACCTATACAAAGTTTCTTTGAAAGATTTATACAGCTAGAGGCAGTATCTCATATTGACGAGATATGTGTATATGAGACAGAAGAAGAACTTAAGCAACTTATAAACTATATAAACCCTGACATTAGATTCATTGGCATAGATTGGTATGGTAAAGAGTTTACCGACTGCAGAAGTGCAAGGCTTAAAAAATATGAAATGCACTATAATCCGAGATATGGATACTCTACAAGCAAACTAAGAAAAGACATATACAAAGCAGAGAAGAAGAGAAAAAATGCGTAGTTTTGATTGTGGGTGCGAGTTCGAAGAGCGCGGTGATGGTATAGTATTTGATTGCGATATTACCAAACTTCCATTAGATTGCAACGCGACTTGGGACTTAATATGCGAAGGTAATACAAAGGGTGTTTTTCAACTAGAGTCTCAGCTAGGAAGATCCCTAGCAAAACAAGCCAAACCCAGAAACATAAGCGAGCTCTCTGACCTTATCGCCATCATGAGGCCCGGTTGTCTTGAGGCTATTGTCAAAGGCAAAAGCCTAACGATGCACTATATAGATAGAAAGAAACATGTAGACCACGTTGAGTACTTCCATGAATCCTTGAGACCTATTCTTGAGAGCACTTATGGAATCCTTGTGTACCAAGAACAGGCGATTCTCATTGCTACGGAGATTGCCGGATTTGACCTACAGGAAGCCGACATTCTTCGTAAGGCCATTGGTAAGAAGAAAACAGATGTTATGGCTAAGGTGAAAAAGTCTTTCTTGCAAAAGGCTGAGAAGAGGGGTATTGTCACGAAAGAAGAGGCTGAGGAAATCTTTTCGTGGATTGAGAAGTCGCAGAGATACTCTTTTAATAAGTCTCACTCTGTTAGCTATGCTTATAATGCTTACCTGACAGCGTATGCAAAAGCTCATTTCCCTAGAGAGTTCTTTACCTCTTATCTAAAACATGCGGTAGGCAAGCCTGATACTTTCTTGGAAGTTCAGGAGCTAGTTAACAATGCCAAGGTCATGGGTATAAATGTTATGCCTCCTAGTATTATAAACATGAACGAAGAGTTTGGATTAATAAATAACAACCCTACTTATGGTATGACTAACGTTAAAGGAGTCGGCTCCTCTGTCTTTACTAAAATGAAAAAGGACATGGAGGAGCTTGGGATAAACCCTGCGGAGTGCGACTGGAACTGCTTCTTGCTTTGTGTATCCCCTACTGTGAATAAGAAAGCTTTTGAGGCACTCATACTGGCAGGATGTTTTGACTGCTTTAAGATGCCTAGAACACAGATGATGCATGAATTTTCTATAATAAAAGAACTTTCCAAGAGAGAAAAGACTTGGCTTAGATCTTACGCTTTAGAAAAAGACGGGATTACTGTTAGCGAATGCTTAGAAGACATGATAGACGCTTCTATGAACAAAGATAAAAATAGACCTATCTTTAGAAAAGACCGTGCCCCTGTCGTGCAAGACTTAATAAATTCATACAGCAATCCGGGCTATTCGCTCACTGATTCTTTTTCATGGCTAGCGAAGCAAGAAAATGATTATCTTGGAATATCTCTGACATGTAATAAGGTTGATGAGTATAACACCGATATGTCAAACTGCTCATGCAAGGAGTTTGTAAATGGTTTTGAGAGTACCCATGGAATAGTTCTGGCTGTGCAGATAGAGAGAGTGAGAGAGTGGAAGATAAAGAACGGTCGTGCTAAAGGCCAGAAAATGGCATTTGTCACTGCTAGTGATTCCAGCTGCTCAATAGATAATATAACTGTCTTCTCTGACGAATGGGCAAAGTATAAAAAGCTAATATATGAAGGCAACACTGTGCTACTCAGAGGGTCACGGGACAAAGGAAGAGGCGGTTTTTTATTGAAAAGAGCCGAACAACTAAGAAGTTAGATTGAAAACTACGCTATAATAAGGTATAAGATGGATCAGCTTATAGAAGAAAATATGGGACTTGTTGTTTCTGTTGTTAATTCTTTTAAACCAAAGAACGCTACAGAGAGGGATGACTATACCCAAGCGGGACGGATAGGCCTATGGAAAGCCATAGCAAAGTATCAAGTTGAAAAGGGAGCAGCTCTATCAACGTATGCATGGAATCCAATCAGGTGGGAAATTATAAAAGAGATAAAGTCTCTAAAGAAGGGCCGATACCTTACACTGTCTTCGGAGCCCGATGGTTATAATTCTAAGGAATCATTTTGGGAGATATGCCCAAGCAATATATCCGACGAAGAATGCCATTTGTTAGAGCTTAGAAGAATGGGATATAAGCTAGATGAGGTATGTCAGATAATAGGCAGAAGCAAATCGTATGTCAAAAAAACGATATACGGAGCCATTCATAAAATAAGGGAATCAAATGAACAATAGAAAGAAGAGGGTTCTAGTACTCTCAGAATCTCATCACTTAGCTTCCGGGTTTGGAACTTATGGCAAAGAGGTTATTAGTCGCCTTGTAGATACAGGGAAGTATGATATTGCGGAGTTCGCGTGCTTTGGTCACCCAGCACATTCCCATTCGGTTCCTTGGGATTATTATGGTAATATGCCAATGAGTGCAGACGAAGAAAAGCAATATAACACAAGTCCTATAAACTCTTTTGGATACTGGAAATTCGACCTTACATGCTTGCACTTTAAACCAGATATCGTAATATCTTATAGAGATCCTTGGATGGATAAATGGTTGTCTCTACATCCGTATAGAGATTATTTTCACTGGGCTTGGATGCCGACCGTAGACTCTGCCCCTCAAAGACGAGAGTGGTTAGATATATTTGAAGGCTGCGATGCTATATTTACATACTCAGAGTTTGGAACAAAGACCCTTTTGGATCAAACCAATGGAAAAATAAATGTTATTGGCTGTGCGTCTCCCGGCATAGATCCTAATCTATTCAAGCCAGTTGAAGACAAGAAGCAACTAAAGGCAGAGCTAGGGCTACCTGAAGACTGTTTCATAGTCGGAACAGTAATGAGGAATCAAAAAAGAAAACTCTTCATAGAGCTTATCAAATCTTTTAGAATATTTCTTGACAATGCTCCAAAAGAAATAGCCGAAAAAACATACTTGTATCTGCACACTAGCTATCCAGAAAAAAGCGGCTGGGACATAGGTGGAGCGCTAGTAGAGATGGGAGTCGCATCACGAACATTTGTAACATACTGCTGTAGAAATTGTGGCGAATGGTTTACTACCAAGTTTAGAGATGCTATAACAACGTGCAAGTATTGTGGGGCAAGATCTGCGTATATGCCACATGTAAGTCACGGATTAGATGTTCCAGACCTAATAAAAGTCTACAACTTATTTGACATATATGTTCAGTATGCTATCTGCGAAGGCTTTGGGATGCCGCAAGTGGAAGCTGCCGCATGTGGTGTTCCTGTCGCTGCGCCTAACTACAGCGCAATGGAAGATGTTGTAAGACACACTAAGGGAATACCTATAGATATAGCCTGCAAGTTTAGAGAGATGGATACGGGAGCAGACAGGATTTATCCCTGCAACAAGCATCTAGCTAAAATACTGGAAGACTTCTTCTCGTCTAGCGAGGAGGAAAGAAATAAGAAGAGTGTCGAGGCAAGAGAAGGCGCAATCAAAAGATATAATTGGGACGACACAGCTAAGGTATGGGAGAAGTACTTGGATAGTTATACGCCTACTGGACTTCAAGGAGAGTGGGGATCTCCTCCAAGATTCAAAACCCCTGTTGAGCAAATTCCAGACTTGCCTAACAACACTGACCTTACCAGATGGCTTTTGGCAAACGTGGAGCAATCTGAAGATAAAGTATTTTCAAAGCAGTCGGCAGATTTTTCTGCTGCTTTAAACTTTGGTGCAATGCTGCAGGGAGGACTAGAGCCTATGGACAGAGAGAAGCTTATAAATATAGCTAAATCAAATGCTCAAGCTTATAATAAAGCAGAGAATATAAGAGTCTCCAATGTCGAAATACCAGTGCCTAATTTCTACAGAAAGGCTGAAGGGAACAAATGAGAAAAAGTATTTTAACAATAAGTCCATATTCAGAAATTTCTGAGATTGGAAGAAAATCGGTAACCGTTTGTTCTAATATACACTCGATAGATTCTGTTAGAGCCGTTCATAAGAACGCTATTGATCCTACATTAGGTCAGAATCCTAAGATTCTTATTATGAATAACTCAGCTGCAAAAAAATATGACCTGTGCGTGCAGCATGTGATGCCGCATCTAATAGCAAAGGTAGACATTCCCACGTTTTCTTTTTACGAGCCGAATTCTTATGGTAACCAGTCTTTTGATTCTTGGCTCCAGTGTACCGATAGCATAGTAGTCAGATCAGAAGAGCAAAAAAAAGCACTTTCAGAAAGAGTGCGACAAAGAGCAATCGTGATACCTCCATCTATAGATCATGGAGCTAAGATTGGCTATAAGCAAGTGCTTGATGAATTCACATTCTTTGTGCCAAATGGTAAGTATAACGGCAACAACGCAGACGTGCTTATGGCATACCTTATGGAGTTTGGGCAAGAAGAGTCTGTTAGGTTAGGCATTATGTCAGCCAACCCGCAGGCAACTATAGACGAAATACATGCTTTGAAAACAGGTATGTGTCTTTATGCTAAGGACTTATTTCCGGAAATTAAGATATACACAGACATAGCTACAATGATGAACGAGGGCTGTTGCTGTATAGATGTTGTTTCATCTCTATCTTATCAGCCAACTACTCTTCTTAGCATGGCTCAAGGGAGTCCTTCTATCATGCTCAAAAACTCGTGTCTCGCAGAGTGGATGCCAGAAGAACTCTACTACCCCGTAGAAAGCTACAGAGATGTCTGTAAATTCACGGAAAATAGACCAATAGAAATCCAGCCTGCGCGATGTGAGATACACTATCCCATAGTGAAAAGCATAAGACAACAGATGAGAAAAGCATACGAAGATAGACTAGGCTTCCTAAGCAAGCAAAAGAAAATTAGAAAATCTTTGTTAGATATTTTTGGACAGGAAAAATTTGAAAAAGAGTTTAAGGAAAAAATATGTTCGTAGTAAAAAATCTTATAGACTCAGGACAGACAACAAAGAAAGTAGCAATTTTTTGTTCTACCAACCAAGAGTATGTCGCACCAATCTCAGAATGTGATATTAAATCATATATAATGAGGCATGATCAGTGGCCTCTTAGCGTAGAGCAATTTTCATCAAATATGAGGATCGTACAGACGAAAGACGCTGTAGACTCGTCTATTGACTGCGTTATCTGCGTAGGTATGGCTGATAACTACGACCATGCAGTAGCATATGCAAAGAAAAACTGTGTGCCTCTTGTATTGGTCAGGGAGACAAGCGATAAAACATACGCTATATATCCATATTCTACAAACGTCAACAGAAGAGAGCATATCTCACCGGATGTCTTAGTTGACATTATTGAATCCGGAGAATCTGAACTGGATGATAATAATATGGTGGTTACAATCCCTCCTGTAAAATCCAAGCTACAGGTGCTGACAAAAAGAGCTTATGAAAAGATTACTATAAATACAAACATACCTAAAGAGGTCTTTACTCATTATCGGTCAATGTTAGCCGGCCTTAATGTGCAACCGCATGACAGGAAGTCTCCAAGCAGTTCTGACATATACATAGAGACTTGGGTTGGGGATATTATAATGCCATTAAGATGTATGAGTGCTGGATCTATCGTTATGCTCCCCGACTCTCAAGAAGCTCGCAGAATAGTAGAACACGAGAAAAATGGTTTTATATATACTGACTTTCAGGACATGAGGGCTAATATGATTAAGATTCTTCAAGGAAAAGGTGAAGGAACTCTTCAGGAGGTTTCAGAAAATGCTCGTGAATCAGCACCACAGTTCTTCTGCTCCGAAGAAGAATTCGTGTCCAGATGGGAGACTATAATAAACTTACTATGTTCAACAAAATCTAAGTTAGGTAATATACTATGAAAGCTATTATTTTTTCTTCGGCAAAGAAGCCGATACTCCCCGGAATCAAAGGGAATGTAACGCAGTTAGACTTAAGTGAGATAGACAAAATAAAGAGAAGCTCGCTGACAGAGCTTGAATGCTTCGACGTACTAGAGTCTTCTGAAGACGACAATATACTCGACAGCCTTATGTCGAAACTGAGAACAGGAGGTATGCTTAAGCTAAAAGGAACAGATGCTCGTCAAGTGTGCAAGGTCTTTGATAGGGGTCATATAGGAGAAGCAGAGCTAACCGATCTGTTAATAAACAATAAAATAAGAGCCGTAAGTGTAGCAGACATCTTACAAAAAGTTTCTAATAACAAAGAGATGTCAATAGCATTTGCCGGAGTTTCAGGAACGGGATATGTTGTAGAGGTAAAGAGAAACTGATGAATCAAATAAGTCAGATACATACCACTTGTAGAGATTGCAGATTTGCTGTGTATGAAGGTAATACTCAGGAATCATGTTCTATAGACAGGATAGATAAGCTCAGGCAAAATGGGGCTGAAATCCTTGAGGTTTACGACGGAACAGAGAAAGAGTTCTTTGTAATCAATGATAAAATATGCGTATTTCACAGAGAAAAGGGTTGGCGTCCAGACTTAACAGACGAAGAGGTAGTGATAGAAATAGAAAGCGCTACAAAGATACCTTATCAATGGATCATAGTTGAAGAGGATAATCTATACTCACAAGAAATAATGAGAGAGAACATACAGACTCTTTCAAAAGAGTTTAATCCTCCTGCCATTTTAGACTTTGTTATAAGGAGATTTGACCGGACAGGTGAACAAATAAGTGACTCAATAACATGGATCGAAGATACTATGCAAGAACATGGTCTAAGCTGCGTCTGGAGAGTTCAGGCCGTGCTAGACGAAGAGCTAGACTCAAGAAATTGTATTGACATGTGCGTCGATTTGCATGACAAGAAAGATGCCACAATGGCATACATATGTTTTACAAGCGACTTTGTGATACCTGATGGGATTACTGAAGAGTTACACAAATCTATAAATGACTATAACAAGAAGCCCATATTCGCGGAGCCAGTTGAAGGCATAAACGGACTATTGATGAACAGGATAATGCATAGAAAGCACACAGGAAATGCATTCAATGTAAATATAGAAGATAAGCTAAGAGAATTTGAAGACGGTATAGAAAACTTTTCCTACAAAATTACAGAGCTATGCCCGAGCTTGAAACAGTAATAATTGCGCACGGAGAATTACTCAAGCCCGGACAGAAGCATAAGAAAGTAGTTGCTTGGTACAATGTTCCTCCTTCAGAAACTTTTATTGCTGACACCTTTAAGAAGGCCATTGGCAATGATATCTTTGGCATTATATCAAGCCCATATAGGTTTGCAGATGAGAATAGTCTAAGCATAATACTAAAAATTTTTAACAGCGACCCAAACAAGGTAGCAATGGTGCAAGCAGAAGAGTCTAGTCCGTCATCTCCTATGCTTTTTATAAACATGAGGTTGATACCTAGTCAAGGTTTTAATCTAAAGAACTTTGGATCTTTCTGTCAAGAAAAAGGATATACCACATTCAATGTTGCTGGACTTTTTACAAAATGATTAAGAACAACAAAAAGATGACTGTCATAATACCTGCCGCAGGAGCAGGCAGAAGGATGAAGTCATATGGCCCTAAGTGCTTAATAGACTTAACTCCGAACCAAACGATACTGGATAGGCAGTTAGAGATAATAAACAATACGTTTAAAAGAACGGAAATAATATTAGTATGCGGTTTTGAGTCAGAAAAAGTTATACAGAAGGCTCCTGAAGAATGCATAAAGGTAGAAAACGAGCTATACGAAGATACAAATGTAGCTAGAAGTGTAGCTATGGCTCTAAGGGCAACAACTGCAAAAGATATCTTGATAGTAAATGGAGATCTGGTATTTTCTAGAGAAATACTAAAGCACATCGACTACTCATCGTCATGCACCATCTGCTCTAAAGATCCTGAAAGAGAAAGTGAAGTTGGGTGCATTATAGACCAACAAGGAAACCTATCTCATATAATGTATGACTTAGAAAAAAAGTGGAGTCAGATAGTATACTTGAAAGGAAAAGAACTCATCCTATTCAAAAAGCATATATGGGACACTAGATATAGAAAATATTTTATGTTTGAGATAATAAACAAAGTAATAGAAACCGGAGGAGCAATTAAATGCAGAGAAGTCTTCGGTGAAAAAATAATTGATGTAGACAACTCAAAAGACCTTGTAAGGGCAAAGGAGATTGTATGAGATTTGTAATTGATAAGAGCTTATCAGAATGGAATAAATTAGCCACTACTTTTGGGAGCTGTGGGATAGAGATAGTAATTTGGGAACCGGACAAGGTTTCAGAGATTGATATGTTTGATAGAATGAAGCCAGATATATTGTTTTACTCTCAGAATGCAGATGCCTCTGTGTTTAGCTATGCTACGCAAGGAACAAATGTAAAAACAGTCATGTTAGGCCGATATAAAAAAATGGATACTAAGCTTTACTCTCCTAGTCTAGTAGTAGGAGATACCTCTGTGGAAGAAGTTCCTTTAATAAAGCATCAGAGATATTTACCTGCTATCGTCGGACCAAAAGAAGGAAGATACAGAAAAGAACTGGAATGTGACTTAGCTTGCTTCACAGATGAGTTTATAGGCATACCCGAGGAGAACCTACAAAACCTTTTGATGGTACTAATGAAACATAAGTGCCGGATGTTTGGACTTTTGAAGGTTAATGTCCCTAACTACCTAGGTGTAGTTTCAGATGAGATGAAATCAGATATAGTTGCCTCGGCAAAATTTTACCTTGATCCTCAGGCCAAGTCTTGGGGTGAAGCAGTGATATCCGGAGGCATGCCTCTGGTAATGAGTAGCGAACAGTTGAAAGTGCCTACATTTTCAAACTTGAACGAACTAGATTCGTACTTAACAGAGAACAAAAAGAAAAAGCATACTAGGCTTAATAAGATAGAAAAGAATTTGCTATTTAAGAATAGGAACTTTTCAGATCTCGCTATAGAGATATCCAATTTCTTTGGGATCAAAAACCTTACTAATGCTCTAGTTAACAGCAGGAGAAGTGCAATATGATTGGAATAATAAAAGAATCGTTCACAATTGAAGAGTTGTCCAAAATAGACGATATCTCGTCACGCAACGATGTGATACTATTTACAGATACCAGAATGCCCGCTAATGATTTCCGAAATATAGCTACGACGAGTGTTTCAAGAAGCTTTGAGTTTGAGGGAACTTTAATATCAACCTGCTACAGAAGTACTGAGTACCTTCTTAATAACCGTAGCGCAAAGCGTAAGATCTTTTATGCTAGCGACTTAGAATGGACCAAACATGACAATCTGTCTTATAGTAAACCACTAGGAATTTACAACTCCGAAGAAATTGAAGTTCTGGCATCTAGTCAAGATGTCTATGATATGATTAAGACCTTCTTCAAAAAACCTAAGGGAGTAATGGAAGATTGGGATTTAGCACAAGTATCTAAGGATATATAATATGTACAACGAACTTTCAGAAAAAGAAAAGAAAAAGATAATCAAGAAAAAATACTTGGGCGAGCTAATGAGCTTTGCTGAGATAGCAGAACTTATGCAGACATACCCTAACAGGGTCAGGAGAGATGCAAAGAAGTTCGGTATAAGAATAAGAAGTCGAAGTGAATCTGCAAAGATAGCTTTAGACAAGGGACGCTCAAAGCACCCTACTAAGGGAAAGAAAAGAGACAGCACGACCAAGAAGAAAATAAGCGAGAGCCAAGGCAAGGTCTGGGATGGTCTAAGCACCGAGGAAAGGCAAAAGAGATCTAGGATAGGAAGGGAGTCTTGGAACAAAAAGACAGACCAAGAAAAGAACGACCTTATCCAAAAAGGGTCTGCCGCTATCAGGGAATCTGCTAGGACCGGAACTAAACTTGAGAGGTTTTTACTGGAAGAGCTGACAGAGAGAAAATACGATGTACAATTTCATAGAGAGCATGTACTTAAGAACTCTAGGCTTGAAATAGACTTATTTGTTAAACAGCTTAGAACAGCTATAGAGATAGATGGTCCTTCTCACTTCAGGCCGGTGTGGGGAGAAAAAAATCTTTTGCGAAACAAGAAATCGGACAAGCAAAAAACTGGACTTATACTAAGTCAAGGATTTGTTTTAATAAGAGTAAAACAGGATAAGAGGACATCTCAAAGATATTTCAGAGAAGTCCTTGATTCTATTTTAAGTATTTTATCGGACATAAAGAAACAATTCCCAGTAGAAGGAAAGAGGTATATAGAAGTATGAAGAAGAGTGAATTTGAAGACATGGTAGAACCTGTAGAAGATTCCAAGGATCTTTCCGAAGATGTTGAAGCAGAGGAGATCATAGGGTCTGAAAATCCAAACTGGAGCGAGTATGTTCTTGACCAAATGGATGACAGCGAGCTAAAAGACGGCAACCCAACAGTGGATGGCTTAAGACGAGTCACAGAGAGAATCTATGGTGAAATAATCCAGTCCACAAGTGATATAGTTAACTATGATGCGAGTCGTGGCGTTTGTGCGGTAAAGCATACTTTGGCGATCCAAAAATACTCTACGGACGCTATAATAACTATAGATGGATGTGTCGATGTAAAATTTCAAAATATCCCATACCCTTTCAATCAACATCTGGTGGCTACTGCAGATACTAGAGCTGAAGGTAAGGCGCTTAGGAGAGCTTTGAAGCTTCGTGTTGTAACGGCAGAAGAGATGCAAGACACCTCAGCAGACGATGTCTTAGCATCAGAAGAAGACATAACCGATCAGCAGATATTGGCAATTAATCAAATGTGTAAAAGGCTAGATATCAGCTTGGTAGATCTTGTTAAATCAACTTCTGCTAAAACAAAGTCCATCAGAGAAATAAGTAACCTCCAAGGCCGGATGCTGTTAAGTACTTTATCAGATTACCAAAGAAGCTCAGCATCTATTCCTGATAACGTTAAGGGTTACAACACAGAGTGGAGAGAAAGTTTTGATACCGGAGGTAAAAAATGAAAGCTAGCATAAAGACAACAACAGACCTTTCCTTTCAAGTAGAAGCCGAAACAGAAGAAGAACTATTCAAGCAAGTTGCTCGTGTTCAGGAGATATTCCAGCACAAGTCATGCGGAAAGTGTTCTTCGCCTAATGTCAGGTTTGTTTGCCGTCATGATAGTTCAGAGAATGATTGGCTAGAAGTCGTGTGCCAAGAGTGCAGGGCAAAGTTAATTTTTGGAAGAACTAAAAAGGGCGGTCAAATATATCCAAAGATCAAATGGGATCAGTTGTCCGAAAAACAAAAAGAGCAGAGAGCTAATGAAAAGGGATATGCTGACAAAAATCGAGGATATTTGCCTGATAAAGGCTGGTTCATATACAGGCCTATCGCTTCGTAGAGCCTATATCAGATAGCTTTTAAAAACTAAGGGGGTTTCATACCCCCTTTTTTATTTCAAGACCCTGCACATATAAGAAGGGAACTGTTCTAAAGTGATTCCTTCCATAACCATGTCAAGAGTTTGTATTCTCTCGTTGACAGCTCTGATGACCGAAGAGCCCCAAGCCCCATAGGAAACATGATAGTCATGCCCCATGATGTAGCCTCCAGCCTTAACCTTCTTAAGGGCAAGATCAATTTCTATCGAGACGCAATCATAGTGATGGTCTGAGTCCAGATAGACCCAGTCTAGAGAGTTGTCTCTGAGAGGAGCTAAGAAATCGCTTCCGTATCCACGGAACATTTCCACCTGACCAGAAAGTATCTCGTCTCTAAATAATGAGGACACGTCTTCTAAATAGTTTCCATACTCATTGACAGCATAAGGTCTGCTTCCCCACTCTTCTCCATTAGGACACTTTTCGGTCCATATGTCTACTAGAGAAAGTTTGTGTGGCTTACAACAGGCTAAAAGAGTTATAGCGTTTAATCCCTTGCAGACACCGATCTCTACTCCTATGCCATTATTTGGCACTGAGGAAAACATGTACTCTCTACTATCAAACTCCTCTATCCTTATCAATACTTGAATCTCCTGAATATATAGTTATCGGCTGCAAATATCAGATTCTTAACTTCTTGGTCATACTCTTGACATTCTATAAGATCGGTATTGTTAACTCTTACATTGCCGAAATCCCTGATCGCCCTCTCATCAAATACCTCTATCCTCGGCAAAAAGTTTAACGCATCGATGAAGTCTTCTACTAGATTCTCGTACTTGCCTATAAATGATATTTCATAATGATCGCCAAAGTAATATTTAGATAGAGAATATAAAGACTCTCCTACACCTAACACATTACGAACAAACTTATTTATGTCATGCATTTCCCAACTCGGGTTTACCTTAGTGAGTGCATTGAACTTAAAAAGAGATTTATACCAGTCGAACGGATTTCTTATAAATGAAAATGAAAAGCCACTATAGTTCTGGTAATAATAGCCGGTATGCCCACCTCTAATATCTAGCTCGGGATTACACAATTCATATTTGACCCCAGACTTACACAACGCTTGCCGGCACCATGTGCCTCCAGTTTTTGGTAGATGTAGGTATCTAGAGTGCGAGAATGGTAAAAGCAGGCTAGGCATGTAAGAGCTTAAGTGTCTTTTTTCTTAGAGAAGAATGGAAATAATTTATTTAGAAATTTCTTTCTTCCTCCACACCCACATCCTCCAGTGTTGAATACTCGCTCTATTCTTTCGGGGGTAACTCCAAACTTGGACAGTACGCTCTCAATAGCATCTCCAAGTCCTCCATTCTCTTCAGTTAGATCTTCGACAGTGACGCCCTCGTCATTAAGTGCACCTACTAACTTATCAGCCAATTCATCATCTGAAAGCTTATCTATCTCTTCTGACATTTAATCACCTTTATAACCAAAAATTTTATTCAGCCATTCTTTTCTTTTATTACAACCACA